GTCTTTTCTTCGCGTGCTATTTGGAAAAAACGAGATATTCAGGACTTGATGAGGATTAACAAAAATGGACAAACGTAAACAGCGTAGTGATTCAGTCGATTCCCAGGTGGCCGCAGCGCAGACTCAGCGCCATGGATACTCCGTTCCTGAAGGACTTTCGGTCCTGACGAAGAAGGAAAAAGTGGCCTGGAACCAGTATTGTCTCTGCAGAGATTCGTGGACCGAGGCAGAGCTTCGAGGAGTGCACAGAATCGTGAAGCTGGAGACTGAACTCGGAAAGCTCCGCGTTGAGGCCCGAAGAACCCCGAGGACCTACACCAAGTCTGGCGGCACGGTTGCTGTCCACCCGATTCACACCGAGGTCCGAACCACCCAGAAGTTGATCCACAGCGAGCTCCGCGTCATTGGTCTGAATACCAGTGCAGAGCGAGCGGTCGGAGCTGCTCGCAATGGCAAGCTGGCCATTCCAGACGGTGAAGACGGCGATATAACTGGGCAGGAAGCCCCACCAGTACCGAGCGGTAAACCGAGTCTGAATTTGATCGCGTGACCCGACACGTAGAAATTCCCCAGACGGTCCTCGATGCGATCAAGTGCGGCCCGGTTCCCCTGCTCCGCCACATCGATGACATCTGCGAGGACCCACAGACCCTTGGTGAGCAGGTTATTGCATTTGCTGCTCTCCACCTGGTGGTAGCAGAGGGTCCGCTGATTGGAAAGCCCATGATCCTGGAGGTTTTCCAGCAGGTCTTCATCCTCGCAGTGTTCGATAATCCCCACGGCACCAAATTCGCCAACCTCAGTGTTGCGGCCCGTAACGGTAAAACTGCATTGATGTCGGTGATCTTACTCGCCTTTTTGGTGGGACCACTGGCCAAACAAAACACCAATATTGCCAGCGGTGCGATGAGTAGAAATCAGGCCGCGCTCTGCTTTGACCAGATGCATGACATGCTGATGATGTCTCCGGACCTGGAGGGCAGGTACAGGCCACTGTCATCGAAGAAGCAGCTGTTCGGGCTGTCGAAGAAGACCAGATACACGGCTCTTTCAAGCGATGCAAAGTCCGGATATGGGCAAAGCCTCCGGGTAATTGTGCTTGATGAGGCCGGGCAGATTGTTGGTCCCACCTCAGCATTCACCAATATGTTGGACTCCCGCCAGGGGTCTCATGATGACGCGATGTTCTTCAAGATCTCCACTCAGGCCAGAAGCGATTTAGACTATTTCTCGATGCTACTGGATAACGCTGAGACCAAAGAGCCCAAGAATACCGTTTCCCATGTTTATGCCGCCGACAAAGAAGCGGACCTGCAGGATCGCAAAGCCTGGGAGATGGCGAACCCGGGTCTGGGAATATTCCGTTCGGAGAAAGACCTCCAGGAACTGATGGAGCAGGCAGAGCAGATCCCGGCGAAGGAGTCGGAGGCCAGAAACCAGTATCTGAACCAGAGGGTGGCCAGAGTCGGTTTGGCAATTTCTGCGAGCGTGTGGAGAGGATGCGCCGGCGATATCGACATGGAGGCCTTCCGGTCCGGGAAGGTGAGCATGGGGCTGGACCTGTCTGCCAGGAATGACCTCACCGCGGCTGTTCTCACTGCAGAGGCCGACGACGGCATTGTCCAGACACTCCCATTTGTGTTCTGTCCAACCAGCGGCATCGAGGAACGGGCCCGTCGTGATAAGGCGCCATATGATCTTTGGGTGCAGGATGGGTCGATGGTTGCAATAGGCGGAAAGACCATGGACTTTGACCAGATAGCCCAGGCGCTGAAAGATGAGCTGGAAGACCTGGAGATCCACGTCGACGAGATCCACTTCGACAAGGCGATGGTTGAGCACTTCAAGTCGGCTTGCGCGCGAGTTGGTGTGTTCCAGGATGCGAAGTGGGAGGAGGTACCCCAGTTCTTCAAGACAATGGGCATGCGGCTCTCCAGTCTCCAGATCTTGCTCATCGAGAAGCGCATTCGTCACGGAGGTCATCCCGCGCTTGCCATGGCCGCCAGTGTTGCCATTGCGGCCGAGGGCAGAGAGGGTATTTCCGCTCTGGCGAAAGACCTCTCCACCCAGCGAATCGACCCCATGGTCGCCCTGGTGATGTCTGCCTGGCCGTTCGGTGACGGCAGGGCGCAGGAAGAAAAACTCGACGTTTCCGACTGGATCGGCTGAATCTCAACCCCCGAGCTTTCTGTCCCAAATTGTGCAATCTGTCCCGTTCTGTCCGAAATGAAAGGTTGGGCTGGTTTCCGCGTACCCGTAGCATTTACAGGGACTGAGAAGCTGCGGAGAAAGCATGTGGAAAAATCGATACTCAAAAGTAAGACAATCATCGGGCTTATTCTGGCCTCGCTGACCATGTGGGCACCGACTGTGGGGATTGATTTCACCCAGGAGGACGCTGGTTTCATTATGGAAAATCTGGACAAGGTGATTGCTTCTGGCTTTGCGGCTTTTGCATTCTATGGGCGATTTGTTGCCCAGGCTAAATTGAGGTGGAAATGATGGACTACCAAGCACTACGAACATTAATTGAAACTAACGTGGATCATGCCACGTTGACGGATGGTGAGCTTGCCACGTGGGTTAATGACCCCGGCACTGTCACTAGAAATAGAGCATCCATGCCTATTGACGAGATGGTACAGGTTGCACTGAGCTTCCCGGCAGATTACGCAGCACTATCAGTAGATAAGCGCGATGCCTTGTTGCTGGTGTCTTCCAGTCATGGGGCATTTGATCTTACGAATGGGACTCCCGTACGTGAGGCGCTGGAAGTTATCTTTGCTGGGACGTCTATCTTGACTGAGCTGGCAACCCGTTTAACCGAAGACGTATCACGGGCAGAGAATGCTGGCATTACAGGCCGCATCCGTGCTGGTGACATTGAAGTAGCGAGGACCGCATAATGGCTAATGAAGCACTCTTAAACAAAGGTACAAAACTGACTCTAGCTGCTACTGGGTCAACAGCGTCCATCTCGGATGGCTCTTTTGCAGAAGCTACTGATGATACTCGTACTGCTGCTGATGATGCTGGCTACCCTCTTGGTATCTTTGAGTTTAAAACTGCCGCTGGTGGATTCAGTGCCGCTCCTACTGCGGGTGCTGCTATTCATATCTATGAGCAGAAGATTGTAGGTGGTGCTAATGATGCTCCTGATGTAGATGCGAACTATGAGCATGACTATTTGTGGACGTTTAACGTAGACCCCGCAGATGCACAGCAGTTCTTCGAGTCTCCTCCTCTCCCTCTTAACCTCAATGGTGGCAAGTACTGGGCTAAATGGGTAGATGGAGGTGCTGGTGTGGCTTCGGTGGATGCTGGCTGGGCACTGTATGTGACGCCTGTTACTTACGGCACCGCATAAGTTATGCCTGCTACTCGCAAGCTGATAGAGATGCCTAGTGTGTTACCTGCTGGGGTTAAGCCTGTTGGGCCTGTTGAGATTGATTGGAGCCACCCGCTGGCTCGGGGGCTCGGATTTTGCTGGGGTATTGGTGGGTCAGGCATTGAGATGGTGACGGGCACTCCCCCGCAGACTAACAAGCTAGTGTTTGATGGGCGCGATTGGTATGCAGGGCCTGCCGTAACCGACGTAGCGTTCTGGAGAGATACCTCTGTTCTCTTTGATGCTGGACTGTCCGAGTGGACTGTTGTCGCTATCATTACCCCAGAGGCCGATGGAGGGGCTAACCCCGCAATAATATCAAGGGGCACAACATCTGCATACCATTGGCAGCATCGCCTTACTGGGGGAATCGGTGGCGTGTACCCAAAGAACAACAGCTATTACGGAGACGCAGGCGATTTTAGCATAATCGGCAGCGTTGACATAGAAGCTGAATCTCTTGTCGTTGTAGGATACAGCGTTTCTACTGGAGTGGTCATTTACACCAATGGAGTTAAAGACGCAGAGGACGCCACCGGGTCTGTGACAGGCAGCTCGTCATACCCTTTGACAATAGCGGGGGCAAGGATTACATCAGACTCTCCAGAGTCTGAATCTTCTAGGAAGTTCGTAGGAAAGATACACGCTATCTATGGCTTTAAGAGGGCACTATCTGCTGACGAGCACTTATCTCTATCTCGCTCACCCTACCAATTCCTAAAGCCCCAAACCCCCCACCTAAACGTCCCAGTAGAGGCAGAGACTGCTGATGACAGGGTGTGGCTGATATGACGGGACGGGGTGTTAGTAAGCCAAAAGGCCCACTTTCTATAGACTACTCTGTACCAAACGCGCTAACCCGTAGCTGGGTAGTAGAGGGTAGCAGGTTTGTAAGTGTCGCCACTGGGGAGAAAGGGGGGTACGGCGGGTCACAACTTACCACTGTCGCAGATAGCAGGCATGGCACGGGGTTAGTATTTAATGGCACTGACCACTATTTTAGGTTGCCAAGTCCCGCCGGTTTTGGTGATGATACAGGGCGATCAGTAATTGTATTGGTTGCCTCGTGGACAGACACTGGCACGAGTGAGTGGATTTACTCAATGGGGCGTACTACGGATAACAACCCAATTATTGGAATTATTAAGGATGGGGCGTATGCCAAGGTATTTTCTAGAGGCTCATATAGCGGATCCCATTACAATGAAACGGGAACAACAGCGGTTAATGATGGGAAGCCACATACCTTTGTTTTAATCCACAACAGGCTTGGCGGCACAACGTATTTGTACATAGATGGGGAGTTAGAGCTTTCTGCTGTGTCAGTGGCAGAGACAGTTACATACGACAGAGAGACTATAGGTGCACTGGAAAGGGACATAGTGAGCAACTTCTTTGCAGGCACAGTCTATTTTGCTGGCCAAGTACCTGAGTCCGGTATAGTTTCGCCAGAAGAGGGCCGGATTATATCAATGGAGCCTTACCGCTCACTGAAACCAAAGGCGCAGATACTAAGCCCTGCACTAGCATCACCAGCCCTAGCCATCACCACCCCACCCCCAGTCAATGCGACAGACGGCTACCAGCTACCAGATCCTAGATTTGAGGAGCCAGTACTACTAGGCGCAGGGATTAAACCTACAGGTCCGGTGGTGATAGATAAGGATCAGCTTGTATTTGGAGTGTTGAATGGCCGAATAGATCACGCAAATAATACCGCTGTAGGTCACCTCAATGGTCTTGTTCAGAAGGAGAACTATCTAGCGTTTGACGGCGTAAATGACATTGGAGTGTTTGACGGGTCACGCCTACCAAAAGATATGAATTCTTTTCACTTTGTTGGCGAGGTCATGTTCACAAAGTCTGCGACAAACAACCCGGTTTTCGCATCAGCCTTAACGGCAAATTATGATGGGTTGCACCTGTATCGTGGTGCCACTAACCTGCTTTCTATAATTCGCGGAGATGGCTTGGGTGTTGGACCTGGTAATCGACGCTCAATTAACAGCCCGTCACTTGCTCAGGATGTATGGCATAAATTTGCGTTCTCAGTATCTGGTTTAGTAAGCGCGGTGCTTTATATAAACGGAGTTGAGCAGTCCCTAACCACTAGCGGCACGGCTCCTTCACTAACAAAGGGCGGCACGGGCAACGCAACATTGGGCAGGATGTATCTTGGCGGTGCTTATTCTTATGCTGGCATGAATTTGCGCTCATTGTTTCTGTTTGATGGTGTGCTGACTGAATCAGAGGTGCAAAGCCTGTCTCTAGACCCATACCAATTCCTAATACCGGCCTAGACTATGCCACGTTTATCACGCATAAGAATTGTACCCAGTGGGGTCGCACCGCCCACCCCGGTCAGTGCAGACCTACAATCACTGTACAACCTGAGTGAGTTGGTTGCAGGTAACAGCCAAACACTTTGGAATATTGCGCAAACCGCAGGCAGCAACTCCCAGTTCCTATGGAACATCACACAATCCGCTGGCGCCGACTCGCAGCTCCCCTGGAACATAGCTGAACTCATTGCATCTGACGCCGGCCTGCCCTGGCACCTCAGGCAGCTTGCGAGCGCAGACAGCCAGCTGCTGTGGGATATTCTTGAGGCCGCTGTAGTTGGGGCAAACCTCCAGGCGCTTTACAACGTCGCTGAATCTGTTGGAGCCAACTCGCAGGTGCTGTGGGACATCCTATCGCTGGCCTCTGCTGACAGTCAGATACTCTGGGACATCCTGGAGCTTGGAGCAGTTGGTTCTAACCTCGCAGCCACCTACAACATTGCCGAGCTGACCCAGGGCGATCTGCAGGCGCCGTTCAATATCAAGGGCCTTGCCGCAGGCGATGTTGCGCTGCCATGGCAGATCCTCGCCACTATCGCCAATGACGCTGAGCTGCTGTACAGCATCATAGAGCTGGCCGCAGCAGACCTGGCGGCCCAGTGGAACATCATCGCTCTGTCAGAGGCTGACCTCAGTGTCCGTTGGAATATCCTCGGCGATATCATTGATCGAAATGTCAGCGAGTTCAGCGGTAACCGGCTGATCCACGTGGCACAACAGAACACCCTGGCCAGAGTTGATCAGGAAAACACTTTAATCAGAGCGGACGAGGACGTCGTCCTACACTAGGAGGCAGTTATGCCAATTGCAGCAACCGATATCGAGTACCGCCTTTCCGGTGGTGCTTCAAACACCGACCCAGATGCAGCCCTTGGTGGCGCGATGTCTACGGTTGGGGGTGGAGAAATTACCACAGCAGTGTTGAACAATCTGTTCGATGATGTGACCGGTGATGAAGCCAGCTCCGGCGACACCGAGTACCGTTGCCTCTACATCAAAAATGCCCACGGCACACTGACCTGGAGTACGGTCAAGCTGTGGATACAAACCGTGACACCGTCCAGTGATTCCAGTGTTGAGCTGGCGCTGGCAGGCGAGGGCAAGAACGGCACGGCCGAGGTCATTGCGGATGAGAGCACTCCACCAGTTGGTGAGACTTTCAGCGCACCGACCTCGAAAGCCACAGGCCTGAGTCTTGGTGATCTGGATGCGGGTGATTACTATCCGGTGTGGATCAAGCGCATCATCAGTGCAGCGGCGTCGGCCTATAACAGCGATGGCCCGACCCTGCGCACTGAAGGCGACACCCCGGCCTGATCATGAGCTGCGAGAAAGTTAAGCAGGGCGATCCGTTCATCTGGCTGGCAAGGCCTGGTGCACTGAGTTCTGGCGATGCTATTGATGGCACCTGGGTGTGTAAGATGGCGGTCTATGGTCCTGATGGCACAGAGGAAGTTTCCGTGTCGACAGTGACTGCCAAGACCACGAACCCGGATGATAGCGAGGAATATTTCGTTGTGGTTGTTTCACCGGCCGAAGTCGCTGGACTGTCAACTGGGACTCACCACCTGGTGATCGACATCTCGAATGCGTCCACGGACCCGATCTATGGTCGTGAGTCCGAGGTCATTTTCGAGGTCAATCCGCAACGCCTCAGCGCCTGATTCGCTAAAAACCTCCCCCTGGGTTCAGCACCCAGGGTTCCCCTTTTGTCCCAAACTGGGCTATCCGTACCATAGTGTCCGAAATCAATGGTTGGGTTTTCATCAGGCCATCCGTAGCATTCTGACCTGTAACATCATTGCCTTGAGGGGCTAGCGGATGACCCGCCAACGTCCAGGACAAAAAGAGCGAAGCAACGGTGGTCAGCAAAGTGCTGGCGATAAACCCGGCTTCCCCGTGAAAGGGAAGCCAAATGGATCCACGCAACGCTGAAGAACCGGTAATCAAGGCAGGACAACAGTCCGCAGATGACCCTTTCGAGTTTGTACTCTCCGACGAAACAGTAGACCGTCACGGCGACATTGTCCGTGCTGACGGTTGGAAGCTGTCCGAGTTCAAGAAGAACCCCATCGCACTTGCAGGCCACAGCCATGACTTACGTCAGGTGATTGGCGTCTGGAAGAATGTCCGCATCGAGGGCAAGAAGCTGATTGGCCGCCTGAGTATGGCCAAGGCAGGCACCTCCGAGGTGGTCGACGTAGCCAGGTCGTTGATTGAACAGCGAATAATCAAGGCCGTGTCCGTTGGGTTTCGCGTACTGGATCACGTACCTCGCGACAAGAATGAGCCATGGGGCGGCTGGGACATTACCCAGGCCTCGCTCCACGAAGTATCCCTGGTAGCAGTGCCGGCAAACCCCAACGCCCTGGCCGTTGCCAAAGCATTTTCCCCCGAGACCGCCAACATCCTGTTCGCCGAACCCGGCACCACAGATGGCGATCCCGAGAATCCTGGTCGAGCGACCTCTGAATCTACTACCCCAAATCTCGACGCCTGGCGTGAGCGCGCCAAAGCGCTGGGCATTAAATAGGAATTGAGACCATGAAATTCAAGGAAAAGATCGAAGCGGCCCAGCAGAAGCTGGACCAACTCAAGTCAGATGTTGCTGAGCTGATCGGCATTTCAGAAGCTGAGAACCGCGACCTGAGCGACGAGGAATCCACCAAGTTGGAGACCTTCTCCGATGAGATCGAGGCGACCACCAAGCGCATCGATAACCTGCAGAAGGCCGAGAAGGCTTTGGGCGCCAGCGTTATGAAGGCAGACCCCAGTGCTCCCGGCGTCATTCAGCGCCGAGGATTTGGCAAAGACCGCGAGAAGGGCGAACTGATTTTCCGTCAGGCGACTGCATCTTTCATCGCCCACCAGGAGAAGAAGTCCATCGAGCAGGTGGTTAAAGAGCGTTACAGCCACGACCAGGACCTGCAGGACATCATCAAAACCGGAGTCAATCCAGCAATGACCGACGTGTCTGGCTGGGCGTCTGAGCTGGTAGATGATTCTCTCCAGGGCTTCCAGGACCTGCTGCGCGGTGAGTCCATTGCTGCTGGCCTGCTTGGCATTGCTGGCACCCAGTTGCAGTTCGACGGCTACGGATCTATCAAGATCCCGACGCGCGCCGGAGCTGACACTGACCTTGCCAGCGGCTGGACCGGTGAAGGCGATGCCATCCCCGTGAAGCGTGGCACCGTCGGTTCGCTGACCATCTCGCCCTACAAGTGGGCTGTGATCAGCACCTTCTCGAAGGAGATGGCCATGCGCTCCACGCCTGCCATCGAGGCCCTGATACGTCAGTTCATCCTTCAGGATACCGGGACCAAGCTGGACAACGACTTCTTCGGCACCGCAGCGGCAGTTACAGCTGTGCGTCCTGCTGGCATGTTCAACGGCGTAACTGGAGTGGCAGCATCCTCTGCTACTGCACTGTCAGACAAGATCAACGAGGACTTGATTGCATTGGCCGCTCCGATCCTGACAGCGAAGATGGGCCGCAATTTGCGCATCCTGATGAACCCGGTGAACGCTTTTGCGATCAGCCAGGTGAAGGAAGACGGCAAGTTCCTGTATCGCGATGAGATCAACGGTGGTCGCATCTCCATGTTCGAAGTGGCACAGAGCCACAACGTCCCGGTTGACGAACTGTGGGCAATCGACATGCACGAAGTGGCCTGGGCGCCTGGTACTCCGGTATTCGACGTCAGCGACACTGCGACCATTGTGGAGATCAACGACGACGGCACTGACCCGACTATGGGTGCGGATGAGACTCCACGTACTCCGTCCGGTACCGTTGGCGATGCTGCTCGGGACGCCGTGAATACGCCGCCTATCCGCTCCTTGTTCCAGACCGAGTCTGTGGCCGTGAAAATGGTTCAGTACCTCTCCTGGCACAAGATGCGCTCTGGTTGCGTGAACCGCATCACCAGCGTTGATTACACCTCCTAAGCCAGCGCTATAGGGAGACCTTTGAGGGGGGGCTTTGTCCCCCCTTTTTTCTACAGGGGAAATAGCATTGTCACTAATTGACCGCATCAGAGATTGGAAGCCCTTCGGCGGTAGTTCTGCGAGTGCGGCCAATCACAGGGAAAAGGGCTGGACGCCGACCCAAGAGGGCTGGCTGAATACCGGCTGGGACCCAGGCTGGTGGCAGCAGAATCTCCAACCTCTAAATATTCAGGGCGTCAACTCTACCGTTGAAGCCTGTATCTCTGCCCTGTCACAGACGGCGGCCATGTGCCCAATTCACTTGATGGATGAAGACGACAACGGCACAAAGAATCGACTGCGCGGCTCTAACCCGGAGCGCGTATTTCACAGCCCCAACGACTACGAGACCAGGTCGCTGTTTATCAACAACCTGGTTCGGAGCGTGTACTACTCCGGCGACGGTATCGCGGTAGGTAAGACCGACGACCGCGGTGCGATCAAAGAAATGCACCTGATGAATTCCCGGTCTACCCGGCCAGTGATGGACCCGGAGTCCGGTGAGGTTTTCTACTGGGCCAGCCCGCGAATCAATCAGCCGTTCAACTTTGACCTGGACGAGGACCGGATATTTCCGGCGCGCATGGTGCTCCACCTCCGGCTGCAGACCGACACGGATCCACTGAGGGGCATCACCCCACTCACGGCAGCCGCCAACGCCATCCAGGCCAACAGCGCCATGCTGGGCCACCAGGCAAACTTCTTTACCCGGATGAGCCGGCCGGCTGGTGTGTTGAGCACCGAACAGCTCCTGAACAAAGATCAGATGAAGCAGCTGCGCGAGGGATTCAAGGAGCAGTCTGCCGAGATCGATTCCGGCGGCATCCCGGTCCTTGGTGGCGGCCTGAAGTTCCAGCAGATGTCTCTGTCTAGCCAGGATGCGCAGCTCGCCGAGGCCTTCGGTATGACCGTGGCAGATATCGCCCGGGCATTCCGCATTCCACCAGCGATCATCAGTCACATGGAAGGCGCCACGTTCAATAACTCCGAGATGATGATGGGCTGGTTCCTGTCCTCTGGCCTGGGTTACCTGATCGAGGCGCTGGAGCAGGAGTTCGGCCGCTTCTTCAACCTGCCATTCAGCCGCAAGTTCGAGATCTACACCAATGCCTTGCTTCGGTCTGACCGCAAGAGCCGCATGGAGGCGCTGAAGGACGGCACCCTCGGCGGCATCTACTCACCCGATGAAGCGCGCGCTGAGGAAGGCCTGCCACCTGTAGCAGACGGTGCTGGTGCGGTACCCAGGGTGCAGCAGCAGGTTGTTCCGCTGAACTGGGATGGCAATGATCCGGCGCCAGCGCCGGCCCCAGAGCCAACTGACGAGGAGGTCGAGGCCTCCCTTCGGGATGAATTTGTAATGGAGAAGGCCATTGTCTGAGAACAAAGCATTATTCAAGGCGATAGCCAAGCTGGTCGGTGAGGCCAGGGTCCAGATTGAGGAGAAGTTCTCCCGGTCCCTGGACGCCATTGATCTCGACATCGATGCCCTGCAATCAATCACCCCCGAGAAAGGCGACCAGGGCGAGCCCGGTCCTACCGGCGAACAAGGGCTGCAGGGTGAGCCAGGAGCCACTGGCGAGAAAGGTGATGCTGGTGATCAGGGCCATCAAGGCGAACAGGGCATACCCGGTGACACCGGCCAGGACGGCCTCACAGGCCCACAGGGCGACAAAGGCGATACCGGGTCCGATGGCATAGACCGCCCCTTGATCCAGCCCGTAGCCCTGAAAGCGGGACGCGAGTACCCGAAAAATACGGTTGGTACGCATGCAGGCGGCCTCTGGGTGTCCAGCAAGCATGCCGTAGGTGACCCCGAGGAGGACCCGCATGCCTGGGCCTGCATTCTGGACGGCTTCAACTCCCTGTCCATGAAGCACCTGGACGGCCAGGTATTCCAGCTGTCTCTACGACAAGCATCCGGCGCCACCCTGGAGCATGGTCTACGCCTCCCCATCCCAATGCACAAAGGTGTGTTCGAAGAAGACCGGATTTATTACCCGGGCGAGATCGTGACCAAGGGCACGGCCATGTGGCAAGCCGAGGAGCCCACCGACCATGCACCACCTGGGAACGGCTGGACGCAGATATTGACTGCCCCACGCGGCAGGAAGGGCGAGAAAGGTACCGCCGGGGAAGACGCTGATCAGGATGTCGTAGACGAAATGCGCGCCACCATCAAGCGAATGAATGAGCTGGCCGTGTTCTTTGAGGATCTGAGGGACGGATTGATCGGTGATGAAGGGTAATGTTTATGGGCGGCCAAGGAAGGAATAGTAATGGGAGTCGAGAATGAATTGGGCGGTAGTATCCCTTTACCTGCCGCAGTTGTTGGCGGCATTGTCGTCGCTCTGCTTGGTGGCGGTGCTGGCCTGGGCTCTTATCTCGGTCCCCGCGTGGACGCACAGGCACTCCACCAATGCTCCACAAACTCACAGCTCGCCATTGAAATCGCCAAGACGTCACTCGGGGTCGCAGAAGATCACTCCAAAGAGATCATCGACACGAATGACAGAGTCAAGATTCTGCGTGCATACATCGAAAGGCGGACACAGGATCGCTATACGGCGCAGGATGCATCAAGGCGGAAAACGCTACAAGCAGAACTCGACAGCAGCCAGGACAGACACAGAAGAGAGCTTGATCGCAGGCTTGAATCCCTCGAACGAAAAGTTGGCGAGATGTAGAGATGATGTTGCTTAAGATTCTACCGCTATTGCTGTTGGTAGGTTGTGGCGCCCTGGCTGAGAAGGAGGAGCCAACCCAAACGGATTTCCTGATGGTCAGTATGGGCAAGGCGTCGTTGCTCTACAGCGTATTTATGGGTGGCGTCGAGTACTGCAAGATCACCAAGCATGGTATCCAGCATGACGACTTTGCAGGGTCCATCGAGCACGATGGCAAGAGCTGCAAGGTTCTTATTGAGGCGGCAGGTAACTGATGACATTTGAGATCTATCCAAACTTCGACTATGACAGGCACAAGGATGAACTGCTGCTGAGGTCGAACTATGATTTCCCAGACTGCGGCATCTATGGCCTGGATGTCGATTGCCCTGTTGCCAAACTGTACCCCTCTGGCCGGCTGACCGTGAAGGCTGGATTCATCTGGGATGCAGGTACTGGCGCCATCGATACCATTGCCATGGTGGTTGCCTCACTTCTTCATGACGCGCTGTGCCGCATGGTCAACCGAGAGTTCCTGGAAGCCAAGCATCGCAAGAATGCAGACAAGACATTCCGCAAGACCTTGAACTACTGGTGCCAGTCCCACCCCGTCGAACGCGAATGGCGCTGGGCCCGCTGGCATGCGGTGAAGCTGATCACCAGCTTCAAGAGGTGGTTTAAGTGAGCAGCTACCCGAAGATTGCAGAGGCCCTGTTGCGCCATCACGAAGGGCTGAGCCTGAAGCCATACCACTGCACTGCCGGCAAGCAGACCATCGGCTTTGGTCGCAACCTGGACGACAAGGGCATCACTGCCGATGAGGCCGCGTACCTGCTGCACAACGATATCGTGGAGTGTGAAGTTGACCTGATGAGCTTCGGCTACTGGCAACACCTGAATGACAACCAGAAGGCCGGCCTGATCGACCTCCGGTTCTGTGTCGGTGCGAATGGATTCCGCAGTTTCAGGCGAATGAAGGCCGCCCTTGGTCGTGGCGATTATCAGCAGGCAGCCAGCGAGGTGCTGGACAGCAAGTTCGCAACTCAGACCGGCAACCGCGCCCAGGACATTGCCGACCTATTGACTTTGGAGGAGGGTGCCCATGCCTGATTACGCACTAGCAACTATCCAGTACGGCACCCCCGACAAGACGGTGACCCTGCTTGAACTGGCGCGCAAGGTTGCCAATATATGCGACACAGATCAGGACGATGTCCTGACCATGTACTTGCAGATTGCAGGCGAGGCGTCCGAGCGATACATCGACAACACCATCCTGCAGAAGGAAGTGACCGAGCAGATCGCCAAGACCCGTTACCCGGTCGCTTTGCGATATGGGCCATACCAGGGCAGCCTGGTCGTAACCATCGACGGCACAGACGTCACCAGTTATTTCGAGGCTTACAAGGATGATGGCTTGGCCTGGGTTATGAAGCCAACCAGTTCGGCCTATCGCTCCACCGACTTCGAGCAGATGACCGTAACCTACGAAGCTGGCCACAATCCATTGCCGCCAGAACTAGGCCTGGCTATTGCCCGGGCCGCGGTCAACTACATGCAGAGCGACGGTGCCACCACCGGTGCCCTGAAGCGCGAGTCTGTTGTGGGTGTCGGCACCTGGGAATATGCGACAGGTGAAGATGCGGCCGGCGCCGTGGGCATGCTTCCGGCATCTACCGTGTCCGTCCTCCAGCCATACCGGAGGTATTCGGCCTGATGTATTTCCCGGCTGCCAAGAAAGATACCTACCGGCGGATGCTGAATTCCATGGGGCGTTCTGTGACCCTGAAGATATACGGTGGATCGAACTATACGGTGAAGGCCCACGTTACAGCCTACGAGTCCAGCGACCTGGTGCCCGATGGCCCCATCAGAGTGGGCGACATTCGATTGATCATCCTCGCCGAAGATCTACCGGAGTCAATTGGCCAGCTGGACCAGCGCTCCAAGGTGGAGATCGAGGGCCGCAACTACGCGATCATGAACTGGGATCCGTTCTCCCGTGCCGTTGGTGAAACATCGCTGGCTATCGAAGCAGCTGTGAGGGGAGGCTGATATGAGTAGCCCTGCCGTTCGCACCGCCATCCTGGAAGCCGTCGAGGCCGCTGCAGGCTCATGGGATGTCTTGAACCTGTCTGACTACATCTCCCTTGAGGATGCGCTATCGAACAATGACAGCAGCGTCGTACTGGTCCAGTTCGTCGTTGCGAGTGAGGAAGTGATCTCTACCGGCGGGCCCGGCAATCAAGGGTGGGAGGAGGATGGCACTGTCGTCATCCACCTGGTCATACCTTTGAGCGATTCAAGCACCGCAGTCCTGGCCAAGGGTGATGAGATCCAGAAGGCACTGCGCGGTACTCGCCCGAATACTACATTAACGATTGAGGCCTGCGAGCCGTTTTCCGATGTCGGCAAAGCGGTAGGTCTATATGGCGGCACCTGGAAAGGGTGGGCCGCTAACCTGTTTTACAGCAACCACGATTGTGGATAGGAGTAGATAATGTCCAGTTCAAACTTGGTGAGCATCACCTACTGGAAAGAAACCCTGGGTTATGGCGTTAAGCCAACCACGCTCTCAGCGGTGACACTGAAGACGGCTCGGGTGGTTACTGACTCCCTGTCCGGATCTCCGGTCACTGAGGAGTCTGATGAGGCACGCCCTGATCGTAACTCCAATGGCCTGACAGCGGTCGGCCTCGATGTCGGAGGCGACCTCAATTGGACGCTGAGCGAGGACCTGTTCTTCGACGACTTCTTCGAGGCGGCCATGCTGTCGACCTGGGTGGTCGACGAGACTGTGGCTACCACCGTTACGCTGACACCTGATGGCGGCGATGATCAACTGGCGACCCTGACCCTGGCGGACGAGTTCGCCAACCTGGTACCGGGTGTGCTGGTGAAGCTGGAGGCGCCAGGCGGTGACGTCATAGTCTCTGTGATATCTGTCACTACCCCCTCTACTGTTTTCCAGGTCGCTACAACCAAAGGCGAGGCGGCCATCTCTGCTGTAGCCATGGACGCGACCCTGCCACAGTATGTTGATGTTGGTACCACTAAAACATCCTTCCTGATCGCCAAGGCCTACCAGGATGTGATCAGCTCAGGCACCGATTACCGCGGCCAGATTTACCTCGGCGAACTGATCTCCGGGTTTAGCCTCGATGCCGCCTATGGCGACAAGGTCTCAGGTGCATTCACCACAGTTGGTAATGGTACTGAACAGGAGGACAAGTCCTTCGAACAGCAGGTCCCCGACGCTGGTGGCTCGGTCACTGCGGCCGGTACCGGTCGGAAAATGAGCGCGTCTATCGATATGCCGCTGGTCACGTCAGATGGTGTCGCCACTGACTACTGCATCGAGTCCATAACGGTGACGCTGGACAACGGGCTCCGGCCGCAAAACTGTATCGGCAAAGACGCCCCGACTGACTACAATCTCGGTGAGGCAGCGATCTCGGTATCCGCTAGCATCTACAACAGCGAGACTTCCTACTCGGAGTTCATGCCAAACAAGCTCACCCTGGACCCCATCGCCATTACCTTTGCCGTTCACAATGGCACATCTGGGTATGCGTTCCACATGCCTGCAGTGCAGCTCGCATTCCGTGATCCAGAGAAGGGCGAGAAGAACACCGACACGATGCTGGAAATGGAGGGCCAGGCGAAGTACGGCACCGCCGATATCGTCAGCGCCCTGCGCATTTACAAACTGTAAGAGGTCAACATGGATAAGCTCGCTAAGTACAAACTGGACAAGGCATTCACAACCGGTGTGAATATCCCGCTGGACCATGGTGATAGTGTCGCTTTGGTTCGCCTGCCTTCCAAGTATCACCGCCCGTACAACCAGGCTCTGTTCGGCGAGATCGAATGGAAGCTTGACGAAGATGGCGCAATCGATGCCACCAGTGGAAACATCCTTACCACACGATTTGCACAGGAAGATGCTTTCATCAACCACTGCATTCTGTCTATCGATGGTGAGCCTGCACCGGACAATCTGGCTGAGGAGTATCCCGATCTGCTCCAGGAGCTAATGCAAAAGGCTGACGAGCTAGCCGCCGATATCGATACGCGCGTGGACGACTCTGTAAAAAAGTCACTGCCTTCTTCAGCTGGCAAAGAAAGTGGGCCGGCAAGCGAAGGCAACGATTCTATGCCCACCTTGAACGCACAGGCCGGCTGAAGGAGGAGGACCGTCGACCAGAAACAACCAGGCTCCAGCCGATTATCGGCGCAGTGTCTGAGCTTTCTACGGAGCGACCGGTAGGAATGGGCGTTGGATCAATACCGGTCAGCAGGATATGGCAGTACCTGGACCGGTTTAACCTTCCAGATTGGTGGGAGCCAGTATTGCTGCAGACCGATATGGCCATTGTGGTCAGCATGAACGGAGATAGTCAGAGTGACGGCAAAGACACTGAGCATCCGAAACATCCAGGCGACGGTGTTCAACATAACCAGGCACATACAGGTTGAGAAGGTCGACATCAGCCGGACGAAGATCCGCCAGTTGCAAAGCGCTGGCCGATGGCCTGATCGGTACGTGTCTTACTCTGGGACAGTAGGTCGCAACAGCTTCAACGATCCTGATGTATTCTTCGGCGTGATGGCAAACCAGCCAAAGAAGTACAGGCAGCGCTTCACCTTCCTGCCAGCCGACAAGGCCGCCGGGCTTCAGCTCCTGGAGGCGGCTTCCATGGCGTATGACCTTGTGATCCTGCAGGCCTACCGGTACGGAATAAAGACCGGCCTGTTCCGTGGATCGTTCGTGATGTTTATCCGTGAAGGATCAGCCAGAAGGCCTATGTCCAGCGTTTCAGAACTGGAGAACCAGAGCGAGAAAACCGTCTTCGAGATCCTGTCACCGCTGGCCTACGCGAGCACAGCAGAAGTCAACGCCCTGTACTTTGCCGAGCTGGGTGGAATCATGTACTACGCGGCGCAAAAGGTGGCGGCTGCATTCCCTGACCTGGGTGTCCGGTATGTGTACCACAAAGCCCAGGAGTTCAACCTGCCCCATATCTATGAGGTTCCCGTCTTGAGCATTGGCCAGCGCACAGCTGTCCAGGACCGACTGGTTAAGCCTGGCAAGAACCACCGTCGGCGTGAGCGGATCAAGAGGAGCAAGAAGTAATGCCAAGAGAAGACTACTTACTGAAAATTGCCCTGCAGGTCCAGAACGACAAGGCCCTCAGCAAGCTGGTGGCTGACCTGGACCGTGCGAGTGTTTCGGCGCCTAAGACCGGCCGCGCCATGAAGACCACTGGGCAGCAGACAAAGAAGTTTGGCCGTACTGCACAGAACGTCGGCTACCAAGTTCAGGATATGGTGGTCCAGATATCGAACGGCACAGATCCCCTTCGGTCAATCGGGATGCAGCTGCCGCAGATGATTGTCGGCATGGGCGCACTCGGTGCTGCCATTGGTATCGTTGGTGCGGCACTCCCGGTAGCACTCATTGCGATGCGAGAAGCGAAAGATGTGGCCATGGATCTCGATGAGGCTATCGACATCCTCACTGGAACAATGGGCTCACTAACCGAGTACAGCAAAGGCCTAGATTTCAACGACTGGAACAAGGCCTGGAATGATGCAGGCATGTCCGTTCGCGGTGCTCGCCTTGAGCTACTGAAGTTCAACATCACCGCGTCAGAAGCGGCACTGAATGAGTCCCTGCGATCAGTGTCAAAAGATCTCGATGGAACAACGAGCAGCTTCCAGAAATGGACAGGTGCTTTCCTAGACTTTGTGTACGGAGTGGAAGGGTTCGCTGAGTCGATGTCCGATGAGTCGGCCATGGATGCGCTTGGAGTTACTGATCGCGCCACGATTGATGCCATGCAGGCCATGAACAAACAGTTCCGTGATGGTGCTATCACCCTTCAAGAATACGCCCAGAAGATGACCGCGTTTGGCAATGCAACAAAAGACCAAGAGCAAACTTTCTATGACCACATTAAAAACGTACAGGCCCTGGCAGATGCTGAGAAAGAATTAAACCAGGCTCGAACGCAGGCCGGTTCTGCAGGCATCGCTCTTGGCACAGGCGGCAACCTACCGACCGACGAAAAAGGTGGGCGCAAGGGGTTCCAATATACCGACACGCAGCGGACCTTCCTGAACAATCGACGTGAGGTTCTGGAGGGCTTTGCTGACTCTGACAACAACAGCATCGTCAACCAACTTACGGTAGCCCAAGAGGCCGTGCAGGCATTCGAAAATTCGTTTGATCATGCTGTCACCGGCATCGCCATGGGCACCCAGGACATCCAGTCTGCATTCCAGTCCATGGTGCAGTCTATTGTCGCGCAGATGGGCAAGCTGCTCGCTGAGTGGCTGACCAACGTTGCCGTGCAGGCCCTCTTCAGTGGGGCTGGCGGAGGCGGCGGAGGCGGAGGTGGTGGCGGAGGCGGTGGCGTTGGCCTCGCCAAAGGCGGTGTGGTCTCCGGCGGCAGGCTTCAGAAATACGCCAAGGGCGGCGTTGTGACCGGTCCCACGCTGTTCCCGATGGCCAAAGGTATGGGCCTGATGGGTGAGGCTGGCGCCGAAGCGGTGATGCCATTGACCCGGATGTCCAACGGCAATTTGGGCGTTGAGTCCACCGGCATGAATGTTGTGATCAACAATAACGCCCCTGGCATCGACATCACTCCACGCCAGACTGACAACGGCCTGACCATTGATGTAGTGCGGCGAGTGATTGCGGGAGATCTTGCAAAGGGCGGCAATGATGTCGCACGGGCCGCCGAACAATCCTACGGTCTGAGCCGCGGACGGGGGCTTCGCTGATGCCTCCGATAAGTGACGAACTGAAGGCCATCTACGCCAGCCCACCAACCGATGACTATTACATCGAGACCCTGGAGCTCGCGCACTCCCAGCTGGAGCTTGGGTCTATTTACATCACCAACCAGCTCTCAGGATGGACCGCGCAGCTGGAGTCTGGCACACAGGTTTTCTACGAGTTCCTGCCGTTCATGGCTATACCGCCCAGCGCTGCGGAGGAGGGCAACCTGACCCTCCAGGTGGCTATCGATAACGCCAGCCGTGCGATCATGGAGCAGCTGGAGGCACTGGCCACTGAGCCCAGAGAATCCATCAAGGTCACATACCGCGTCTACCTGGCATCAGATTCCGCCACCGTGCAGAACGACCCGCCATTGCGATTGAACATACTCAACGTCACCGTGACTACCACTGCGATTTCATTTGCTGCAGGCCTTGATAACCTCCGCAACATCCAGTTTCCTGCGCAGCTTTATACAACTGAACTCTACCCTGGTCTGGCACGATGAGGAGCCTTGGAGATCTGCGCTGGCTGAATGCCTACATTGGCTTGCCATTTGTGCTTGGCGGGCGCGACGAGTCAGGCCTAGATTGCTTCGGCCTTGTGAAGCTGGTCTATATGCGCGAGTACGGCGAGACTCTGCCCGACTGGAAGACCGATACTCTGAACGTGAAGTGCAGGGTAGAGGCAATCGAAAGCGCCCTGTGCAGCGGCTCCTGGCACCCTGTGGAGAGCCCGCAGGACGGTGACATCGCCGTCTGCAAGCGGACCCGTGCACCCCATCACCTGGGTATATTCTTCGGGGGTGGCGTCATCCACGCACTGGAGGGGCACGGCGTGATCTACGAACCGGTATCCCGCCTACAGGAACGGTTCACAACAGTAGAGTTTGGAGAGTGGCGGCCGTGAGTATCATCAACGTATATCTCAATCCTCTGGATGCGAGCAGTCTTGAGTCTTTCGAGGTTGACGCTGGCACCCTGCTGATCGATTTCCTGCAGACGAATTTCCCTACTGGCTGTGGCGGATGCTTGCGGGTATTTGTTGGTATCGAAGAACTGGCCCTGGAAAACCTGGACTACCCGGTCAAAGAGGATGAGCAGATCACCATGCTGGTGATGCCAGGGGCCACCATTGGTGCTTACATCGCGGCAAACTGGGTTCAGATTCTGGTGCAGGCAGCGATCTCTGCCGCTATTGGCTACGCCATCAGCCTGATATTCGCCCCAAGCACGCCCAGTTTCAGCCAAGGCGAAGAATCACCCGTCTACTCAATCAACGCCACACGCAACCGTGCACGCCTTGGTGAGCCCATTGCGGCTCATTACGGGACATCCTCCTACCCTCCTGACTTCGCTGCTGCCCCATACCTGTTCTATAACGAGGGCTCAAACGATATGTTCGTGGATGAGTTGCTGTGCCTTGGGCACGGCGACTTTGAGGACATTGAGATATACATCGGTGAAACCCCCATCAATGACCTGGAGCCCGGCACAGTGTGGCACTGGATCTATGGTCCAGATGATCATGGCTCCGCGCTGGGGGTGATTGAGGCTGACATCCTGACAAAGATGACAGATTCTGCTATCCCAATTGCCTTCAAGGAGAATGTGTTCACCGCCCCGGAGGTTGAGAACTGGGAGTTTGGGCATGACGCTGGCGAGGTCGTCAGCACCTGGGCCGCTATCTCTGGCACTGCAGTCGCTCGGGGCATTTACGCTCCAACTGGTCAGCCTCTCCCTGGTCGCCTGATTAGTGTCCCGGACACCGTGGATGTGGCAGCTGGCGACACCATTGAACTGAGGAACACCACTGGAAATAACGTGTCCTTTGAAGTAGATGCGGTTGTGCCCGGCGCCACGGCTGGAAAGATTACCATATTCGAGCGATACAAAGACGACATCATCAGTGATGAGGCCCCGCTGAATGCGGCATCAGAATATCGCGTCAACAGCATTGCCTCTGGCATGGAGGCTGGACCCTTCAGGGCGCAGAAGCTCGGCCAGGAGATTGACGGCATCGACTGCGACATCATATTCCCAGGAGGCCTGTACCACATCTCCAGCAGCGGCAACTTCCGGAACAAGTCTGTCGAGATGGAGTTCACGTTCCAGCAGATTAATGAGGACACCGGTGCCGCCATAGGTGCGCCAAGCACAGTCAGCAAAACATTCTCCGCCCACAGTCGCACACCCTACCGCGCCACCGTCAACAGCGGGGCGCTCACGCCCGGCGCCTACGAGGTTAGCGTGGAGCGGATTACGGCCATCCTTGATGACAACAACGACACTGACACTGTCGCCTGGTCTGGCCTGAAGGGCCATGTGGTGCTAGACACCGAGGCCGAGGCCTACGGTAAGGTGACATTGCTCGCGATGCGGATGAAGGCAACCAACGGCCTGGGGCAGGCAGCACGGTCAAGGGTCAGGGTTACCGCTCGACGTGTGCTCGCCTCTGGAGAGTCTGAGAACCCCATCACGATCATTAAAGACATCTGGACCAACGCAGACTATGGCATGGGCAAGGATGTCGCGGGCCTCGATACCACGACATTGGACGCACTGGAAACTGACTACGACGCAGTAGACGGTCCTTTGTTCAATGGCTCATTCGACCAGCGCGGCACTGGCTTTGAGGGAATGCAGAACGTGGCATCGATGGTAGCGGCCCGGGTCATCCAGGATAACGCTCTGGTGACCGTGGTCCCGGATCGGGTCCAGCCTGTCCGCACAGCGATGTTCAGCACGGCAAATATCATTCCTGACTCCCTGGAGATCGTGTACACCTTCGACGCAGAGGGTGACTTTGATGGGATCAAGGTCGAATACCGCAACCCGGACAACTTCACCCCTGAATACGTCACGTATCCGTCGGACTCGATCAGTCCTGAGTCATTCACTTTGTTCGGCTGTACGGATGGTGACTATGCGGCAGAGTATGCCCGCTACCTGGATAACGTGAAGAGGCGGCGCCGCAAGGCGGTGAAACTGGAGACCGAGCTGGATGGCCTGATCCCACGCTTTGGTGACCGGATCGGCATCTCCCATCCAATGCCAGACTGGGGCCAATCTGGGGTGGTGGTGGAGCGGATATCAGCAACCGAGTGGCGAGTAGACCAGGCGCTGGACTGGACCGGTGACGATTACATCATGCTGCGCGACATCGACGGATCTCCTACCGGCAAGATTGCCGTCACTCAAGGAATCACAAAGGACAGGGTAGTGTTCGCTTCCGCCCCGTCGATCTCTGTCTACCAATCCGATGAGCGCGAGCCCACGAACTACACATTCGGTCGTCAGTACCTGGTGATCAAGGACTTCATCATCACCAAGATATCCCCGCAGTCTGAGACCTCCGTGATTATAGAAGGGCAAACCTATGATGTGGAAATATATACGGGCGCCCCTGCGCACATGGGTGGCTCCTGATGGCTGAAGTGATACTGCCAGGCTCGCTATTCAATGCGACCTATCCCGAGTTTTTCCCCTGTCCGACATGGGAGTATGGCCAGACCATCACTGGGCACGAACAGCGCACACCGTTTGAGTGTGGCTGGACCCGGCAGAGAAAGCGCTGGCCAGAGGCGAATTCAACCGTCAATCTCTCGTTCACTATGCCCACCGACATGTTCGACAACTGGTCCAGATGGATGGTGAATAACGGGTACAAGTGGTTTGCGATACCCCTTGATCGGTTTTCTGGTGAACAGGCTGTCTATGAGGTTAGGCTGATCTCCAAGATTCAGTTCAGGTATAGAACATTCGATACGGTAGTTGTGAATGTTCTGGGCGAGCTTGGTGCGCCGCTCAATGCAAACACCCCGGCTGATACCACGACCCCGCTGGGTGATGGGCCGCTGAAGGATGTGTTGCCCCAATACGGGCCTGATGAACCAGATGGTCCAGTGGAGCCAGAGTGTCAGTCGTATGACTGTTCTGCATTTATGGATCAGGCGCAAGAACTTGGAATGCAAATGACAACCTTCCAAGATTTCATGTATGGAACTTTGCCAGCAACACTACCGGGAACTAATCTTGAAGTTGCTGGCGATTGGGTTAATCAAATCGGGGGCGCAATGCCGGGAGCAGGACCGTTTGAAAGTTACTGGACAATTGCTGCGAGTGATATTGATCAATGTCCCGGCCACACACAAGGCTTATATATAAATCCTGCTGGTTTTCCTAATGGATTCGATCAACAAAGTTTTAAGGCAGAAGGTAGCAATTCAATTGTAATGGTCCACAAAGGTCCGTTAGAAGCTGGATGGGATACCTTGGATGCTGTTCTTAGTTTGCAAGTTAAATACTATAAAACTGATCTAAATGGAACTTCTACCGTATATGAACTTGGTGGCGCTAGATATAATTCAGAACATGGAGGTGGTACTTCCTATCCAAATGCTTTTTCTTTTATGAGCAGCGAATATTATTATGGTGCGAGGATAACTCCAGCAATAACTTGGAACTCTGGAATAAATATAACAACTGTTGCGGTAACAATGGGTGGTTTAACTATTGTTGATAGAAGATGGTTTCCCGATGGAAGTTACAAAGGAGAGTCTCGCGAATGGTGGACCGATTGCACAGTAAAAGTTTCTGTTAACGGTTCAACATGGTCTGAAACTTTCACGCTGAAAGTATTAGAGGTTGCAATTGAAAACGGTATTGGAACTCCGCAACCTGTTGGACTGTCAACAACACTTACTAAAGCTTCACAAACCGGATTGGTTCTAAATAAAGTTGGAGCGTATTTGTTTGCACTTGGAACCTTTAGTGATATTACTGATGAACAAATAGAAAGTCTTTATCTAGCACTTCAACGAAACTACGCAAGTTATACACCACCTGCATGGTGCCCAGGGCCGAGACCGTGAGGGGTGAAAAATGCTGACCTATCCTGACACACTGCCAGCTCCAAACAATGGAGGCATTACTGGCGAAATCTCTGTTGGAGTACAGCGGACCTCGCTGCCAGTTGCCCTGGCCAACCAGCAAACCCGCCACAACTCCCCCCGCGTTGATATGCAGCTGACATTCAGTATGGATAACGCGACCATGGTGCAGTGGATGCTGTGGATTAATCAGTACGGGCACGAATGGTTCCTGATGGATATCGTGTCACCGCACGCCCCGGTGGATATTTTCTCCCAGCATCAGGTCCGCAAGATTGGCCCTATTGATCACCAGAAACAGGGCGACAACTGGAACTCGCTTTCAGTGCCTATCGAGATACTGCCCGGGGACAAGGCTGATGCCAATGTGGCGGCGCCGGTCTACGACTGGTCTATCGCAGGGACGCCCTCCAGTCCATCCACCGACTGGTCACTATCCGGAACCCCGGCCAGCCCGTCCATGGACTGGTCTGTCGGCCACCCGTATTATTACGAATAGGAGATATACCGATGACAACCGTTTATGAAAGACGCCGGGAAATGATCGACGCGGCCGCTGGCTGGGCCCTGGACGACATCGTGCTTGGTGATGGAGAGATTGCCATCCAGCGTGACAGCGCAGTTTATGTGATCAAGTTCGGTGATGGCTCCAGCACTTTCACATCACTACCGGTGGCCCTGGAAATGCTGTTCAGTCGGAGCACTGTCGATACGGACGACATCATCAACGCCAACTCTGGTCAGTTCGGCGTCGGCACGGACCCGGTGAATAAGTTCAGTGTATATGGGGGTGACTATACCTCTGGCGTGTACCGTGGCGCGGTGGTCACGGATGGGCAGAACCTCGGGATATTCGCATCGGGCGCATTGAGCGAGGGCGCTGTCCTGTCAGTTGGTGCGCTGATCCGGGGCCAGGCCTATGGTGATTGGACGGCTACTAATTTCGGGGCCGGCTGGTCATTCCTGGTCACTGCCGAGAATGCCGTCGTACCGACTAAAGCTATGACCCTGGCTGATGATGGCTCGCTGCTGATCGGGACGGTCACTAAAGGTGCATCAAAGCTGGTGGTGAACGACGACAGCATCCAGGTCAACACGTCGAAGACACCGGCCTCTGCTACCGATACCGGGACCAAGGGGCAGATTTGCTACGACGCCAACTACATCTATGTTTGCACGGCCACGGATGTTTGGGTTCGGGCAGCGACTGCTACCTGGTAGGCTTAACCCTCAGCCTCTCCACCACAGCATTCGCATACCTCAGCGCATCCTCAAGTGATGCCCACTCCCCGCACTTTGAGCACAAGGCCTTTCCGCATCTAGGCTCGTAGTGGTGGTCACACATTGGATTTCTCAAGGCTTGGCTCTGCGGCTGACTTGCCGTGCAACTTCTCGGTAGTCATTGCCATTACATGATCTGGGTATGTGTCATAATCCATTAACCCTTCGTAGTGGCCGTATAGCTTTTCATCACTCATTTATCCCTCCTGTAGTGCGGGTGGGTGAAAATACCCCCTCGACCTTTTCACCCACTTGTCCTCAAGTTCATATGGACCGTAGCCGAAGTCAGTGCCAATATGAGCCACTGCCCCAGCTATTTCCTCCAGTGCAGCAACCTTGGCCGCTAGGACATCCCTCTCGCCAACCAATAGTCGAAGATCACTAGGTACCAACTGATCAAGGCAGTTATCCATGCGGGCCAACTCCATCGTTATCTTACTTATCAATCAATCCTCCAATAGCTCTGCATGTGGGGCACTCGCATTCATGGAAAAAAGCATGGGTAGCACCTGATGCAACCCAGATAGCGAGAACGAACAGGGGTATCCGTAGTATTTCCATCTATCTCTCCTCTATGCCAGTAGCTGGGTTTACGGCGTTCCACTTGTTCAGGTCTTCCCATGCCGTCCAACCCCTAGCCCAAGTCATTCTGTACACCTGTTGTTTCCCACAAATACGACAGCGGCGCTGATTCTTTCCGGTGCTCTTCCATGTGTGTCCAAATTTTCGGCAGACAACTTGAAGCCACTTCATATCAGTCTCCTATAGTTGTGTGGGTGGGAAAGTCTATCTCAGCGATAGCCTTGTCGATCCTATCGGCTGCCACAAACAAATCTCCCGCCTGCAATCTCAATTCAACAATGGTGTCGCTAAATCTGTCGCCCTGAATATGCTCAAGCGACATGATTGCCATCACGGTTAAATTCCCTGCCTCTCTGATCTTCTGGGCTGCGGTAATCAGCCTGTCTCTATCACTCATCGGTCAGCCTCCAATAGCTCTGTATGTGGGTCAGGTCTGCCGACTTTTGTGCGCAATTTATCCTGTAGTCCGTACAGCAGTTCTAGGCGCTTCACCGTCACCTTGGGCAGTCTGCCCACCCTATCCAGTTCAAGGTTTACCAGTTTCAGCAGGGTAAGCTGCTCGTTTGATTCAAGTGGCACCTTTCTCATCAATCAATCCTCCAATAGCTCTGTATGTGGGTGGTAGCGCAGGGAGTTGAACCCTGCTTCACTGCCCGGCGGCTCTCGTTTATGGCCTCCGCTGGCTGGCTACCCATGTGGGGATGCTTGCAATCAACCCCGCTACCCTTTATCAATAAAACTCCCGACAAATGGGAGGGTTGGTGTATAGCCCAAGAGCAAAAAGCCCGTAGGTATGCTGAAAAGTGGGAGTCTGGGCGCATTACTGGGGTTGTTGCGCCCATATCTATTCCCCTTGCTCCAGATAGGCCCGTGCCTTGTCGATCCACTTACCCTCAAGCTCATAGGTGCCATAGCCGAAGTCCACGCCTATATGTGCCACAGCTTTGACTATGGACTCTGCTGCGGATAGCTTGTGCTGGAGTTTTTCGCACTCTTTCCATGCGTCCTCGCAACTATCTTGCCATGTCTTAGTCATTCTCTTTCCTCCATCGCAGCAACAAGCCGCATTATCTCTTCCATCTGATACTCTGATCCGACATGACAGCCGCCAGAGGAATAGCCCTCTGCCTCGTAGCGGATTAGTAGGGCGATTAGTTCAGTCATTACCGTAGACCTTTCTAGTGCGCTCTCGGGAGAAGTCGCCCAAGTATTCAGGCTCGCTTTCGACTTCCAGAATATCCCTCATTAGGTTTACAGCCTCCGATACATCGCTGTACTCGACGCCCATACTGCACTGCTCATAGTTGCGGGCGGTAAACGCCACAGCCCTGGCCGCTTTAAGTAGGCGGCCATTTGTGGATATGGTTTTTTGCTGTGCCCGTACAGCGTCGAGAATCTTTGCTATCGCATGACGCTCGCTAAACTTTAGCCTGTATTCACCCGTGCCGAGGCTGTATAGGATGTCGCCTGCCTCTTCAATTTCCATTAATTAACCCCTACTGTCGCGCAATCAATAAAGTCCCCGTCATGTTGCTTGTTAGCCTCAAATACAGCCTTTGCAAACCCTTTAGGCGTGGCGCTTCTGATATTCGCCCTCTCAGGCCCTGGCGGCTGATTGTGTATGTACTTCATGTCTGGCATATCAAACAAGTCACCGCCCATCTTCTTCGGCGGCATAACAAAACCATTGCCAGTCCACAGCCAGGTCTCTTTTGTGTAATTCTCATCACCATCCACATAGCCAGAGTAGTGGCAGGGGTGAAACTTGTGGTCTGGCTCACGCCAGTAGGTGGATATAGTGCTCATGGGATTCTCTATTAAGTAAGGTGCATCACTGACATCGCAAAACTCTGCACAGGTGGCAAAGAAGGCAATTGACTCTTCAAGTGCTCTTAACCCCTTGCCCTTCATCCAGGCCGCTCCTGAAACAGACAAATGAGTGCAGGGAGGAAAGCAGGACACAAAGGCTATGTCTTCTTTAATCAGTTCTAACAAGTAGCGGTTGATAGACGCCAGATCTGCACCATACCTATGCAGGTTGCCAACAATGTGGTGTCCACGCTTGTGCTGGATGTCAAAGATATGACACTCATACCCCGCATCAAGCCATGGCTTAACCATTGCACCAGTCACATCAAATAGGCTTATTACAACCATTGTCTAGCACCCATACTCATCAAGCTGCTGCTGGTGGTTGCGAAGTACATCAATTGCAGTTGTCTCGATCATTACTTCCTCTCCTTCCTAGCCATCACGCCCTAGGCTGACAGCTTCCTGTATTGCTCCCGGCGCAGTATCTGACGGACCTCTGCTGCTACTCGCTCGCCTTTCTGGCGCTGGATGTGGGGTGGGGTGGTCATTGCTTTTTACTCAACACTAGGTGAACCACTCGATCAGGCGAGACTTTCAGCGCCAGCAGATCCTGTCCGGTGTCGTCTATCTCAGCTACTGGTATTTGCACGTTGCCACCGAGGCGCTTGATCAAGACAATCAATAGCTGATCCTTTAGGTCATCAATCAGCTGTGCGTGGTCTGGGGCGCTTTCTCGCGCCATGTCTGTTCCCTTTCCCATTACTCCGCCATCCTCAAGCACGGATTATTCGCAATGCCCAGGTCGTAGTCGCGCTGGAGCTTGATGCCTTTGCGGATGCGCTTCTGTGCAGACGATAGAAGCCTGTCCATGTCAGCAGGGGACCGCTTGTAGCCATGGCGGCGGTGGCCACCAGTAGGCCGGGTCCGATCTATACGCTCGCTGTTGTTGTGCTGGAATACCGCCACCAGAGCGGCCATCATTGGAGTGAGTTTTCTCATGCCTCAACCACCTCCTCTTGAACCACCACCCGCACACCGTTCTCGCTCATGCTGGTGATGATGCCGTCATTCTCCATGCGCTCGATCAGGCGCGCAGCACGGTTGAAGCCGATGGCCATGGCCTTCTGCAGGTTGTTGATTGAAGTGTTGCCTGAGTCGCGCACGTGCTCTACAGCCACGATGTACATGGCCTCATCGTCAGGGCGCTCCTCGTCGTCTTCCAGTAGTTCTGCGGCGGGATCTGGGTCCGTTTCAGCATCCAGGTCTTCCTGCATGTCCTCACCCTTCTCAGGAGGCAGCAGCGATACCAGGGTCTCCTCCCGGATGAAACGGCACAGCTCGCCAATGGTCTCCTCGCTGGGATTACCCTGAACGCGCACCTGGAGCTTGATCGTCCCGCCTTCCTCGCACTCGATCTTGAAGTTGTTGATCTTGCAGTCGGGCAGCTCTGTGATCTCGTCACCGTTGAGCTTGTCCTGGATCAGGTGGAAGGTGTAACCCGCGCCCTCGTACTTCCAGGATAGGATTCCCAGGCTGGGAAATCTGAGGTGCGGCAGCATGTCGGCCTCCAGTTCCAGCGCCTCCTGGGTGTTCTCCTCCGGCTCGTTGTCGCGCTTGTACATAGCACCCAGCAGGGCGGGGCTCAGCAGGGCCAGCTTCTTGTTGCTCAGCTTAAACTCCAGGCCTATATCACAGGCCAGTGCGTGCTCGTCGCCATGGTTCTCGGCGCGGGGGTTGATGCTACGGATCAGTGCTTTGGTTTCTTGTATTTCGAACATTGGCTTGCGCCCTCTGGTAGTTGTTGGGTGGCAGACTATTTCCGGTTCTAAGCACGTAGCGGCCTGCCAGCGCATCGCTTCTGGTTCAATTCAGTGCCCCGTTCCTGATCACCGGAGGGGCGGGCCGGCTCATCGGGCTACCTGGGTAGGCCCTGATCATCTGAATTCTGGAGCCGCTAACGGCGGCAAGTCGGGCCTTCTTCATGGACAGGTGGACCAACCTGCCGGCGGCGCTGCGTGGGGACACACACAGGTGGGGTGCCGCCGATTTTGGTCATGCTGCTACGCTGACCTCTGTGGCTCTGCAGCTGGTGATCGTTTTATCGATGCCTGCCGCTGCGAGCTTCTTGAGCAACTGTCCTTGCACTACCTCCGGGGAGACGAACTGGTCTACATCGACGTGCAGCAACAGTTCGACCTGAATAATTTTCTTGCCGGTGGCTGGCGCTTGCTGTGTTGCTTTGGGTTCCTCAGTAGGTGCTGGCAGATCTTGTTCCTGGACCTGATTGGCCATCCCCTCCCCGTAGCTACCCATGGCGCCGGGATCTTTCAGGGTCGATTTTCGGTCTTCCTCGGCCTCTGCCTGCTCACGCTGTTCGCGCTCCAGTTTTTCCCGGGCCTTACGCTCAGTTTCTTCCTGTCGCTGGAGTTCGCGCGCTACCAGTTTCTGCAGGCCACCGATGTACTGCTCGTCTGGAGCAAACAGGATGCCTTCGACATGCTCCCGGGTAAGCGGGGAGTGCAGGCCTACCCGGTGGCTCTCGTTCTCCAGCCGGGAAATGCGGAGGTCTGTGGTGCCCTGCTGCAGGCTGAACTCACCGACAGCGGTATCGACTTCCTTCTTGGCCGCTGCGGTCAGGTTCTCTGTGCTGGTCAACCATGAAAGTTTTTCCCAGCCGGTCACATCAACCCTCTGAAACTCTTCGCGCACCTTGTGTTTTTCGTAGAGTGTGTCGCGGTATTCGATCAGCAACTCTGCTACCTTCGCCAGCGTTACCGACTCAAACACCTTCACCTGGGCGAGGATCCGCTGCCGCACATCCTGGCACATGGTGGTCAACTCTTTGGCCTGCGTCTCGAAGGCCTTGATGGGCTCGGCTGCTTTGGACACCTCCGCCTTGCGGCGAGAATCGATCTCACCGCTCAGCTTGTTGAGCTCGGTTGCCCGGGACTTCGCTTCCTTCACGGTATCGACGGTGACCACGACATCGTAGTCTTCCAGGTCCTTGGACAGCTGGGCCTTGATAGCAGCGAAGTTGGTGTCTATCGCAGCCGGCACAGTGGTTACGGTAATGGCGTCCATTAGAAGCTCACCTCCGGGTAATCCAGCTTCGCGCGGTGGGCCTTATACAGCCCAGTCAACTCTTCGCGGAACTTGTCGTTGTCGCCCACGCCGGTGAACTCTCCTGCCATCGCGGCAGCCTTAGCCATTTCTTCGTTATTGGCGGCATTATTGATGGCATCCGCCACTATGGCGTAGGTCAAGGCCCCGGCTTTCTCCTCTACAATCTCTGCCTCTTCGATCACCTCTTCGACTTCCTCTACCGCGGCCGCCGCACCCTTTATCTGCTCGTTGAGATCGCTGGTTGCTGCTGCGCCAGGGCTGATCTCGCGCTCCTGGCCGGCGCTGTCGCGCAGCTCGTCCACGGTGTACACACCAAGGATTGCACCTGGCGCATAAAGCCGAGACCAGTTCTTTACCTGCAGGTAGCCCATCTGCTGCTTCGGGTTGGTCTTCCAGAGGGGGGAGTTGCGTGTCGTGACCGATGACATAACAAGCCACTCGCCCCAGGTCACGTCGTCCTGGCCTCTGAGTATTGCGCCCACCCGGCACTCCATGTTTTCGGCCTCGCCTTTGTACTCGTAATGGAACCCGCCGGAGATCAGGCCGCTGGACTGCACTACCGCATTGACCAGCTGCGCCTCATACCCGAGTGTGCCTTTCACCATGTGCGTCTTTTGTGCGACGACGAAGGGTGACATTCCCCACTGCACTGCCTGCATGATGATGGCGAAGCAGTCGCCCTCGTTGCCTTGCAGGTGCTCCGGCACGGTGACTTTCGCGCTGGCCATGCGTGTAGCCATAACTTCCAGCCTGGCCATCGTGGCCTCATTGAGCATGATGTCGCCGGCGGTTGTGGTCTCTACCAATTGGCCCTCTACGGCCTCTGCTACATTATTCATAAGTCTGGTTCTCTCTTTATTGATGGTTTGTTAAACGGTGTGTAAGCGGCTAGCCCACCCGGGCAGCTCAGTCATTCGAATATCTTCCGGGAAGCCAGGCCAGTCGTTCTCCTGCCCATCGCGCAACTTCATCAGCGCTCGCCGGTAGTGGACCTTCCCAAGTTCCAAGTCGTCAGGCGAAAGCTCATACACACTGGTCAGGAATGGCGCGGTGTTTTCCACCACCACAAATACAAACTTGGTGTAGGCGAAGTGGCCCAGCTCGGCGAGCAGTGGCTTGCACTGGTTGACGCCCTCCAGGTACATGGCGGCCGATACGTGGTAGTAGAGGTTCTGGATGGTCTTCATAAACCCGGTGAAACTGCCGTCATCGGTCGTCTTCAGATCAACCAGCGCAGGGTAGGCCCGGCAAATGGCATCGGGGCGGACCTTGAGCATGGCTTTGTATTTGGTGTCATCGTCAGGATCCATTGTCCGGTACCACCAGTACACCGAGGACTCGACCACGACGTCCTGGATCAGTATCCCTGCCAGGGGGTGGGCCCGCACCGACGCTGCCATCGCATTGACCTTGTCGAGATCCGCCTCAGTAATGATGGCCTTGCCTTTATTGGCGGCAATGAATTCGACCTTCTCTTCCTTGCCTGCATTGGTCCGCAAGTTGAGCACCGGCATTACCGCCACGTCATTGTCGAAGTTCTCCGGCTCCAGGACCATGGAGTGCACCGCGGTACCCAGCTGCATGGCTGCTGTCGGATCGTTCGACTCACTAAAGCTGTGCTTCAAGTGGGCCGGTGTCTGCTTGATCAGTTTCTTCAGCTGGCTGGAGCTGTACCCCAGGCTGCCGTGGTAGTCGTCATTGGGCAGATCCTTGTACCACCCGGCCTCGACCCTTGGCCGCTCGCGTGGTTTATCTTCCTGTACTGCTTCAGCTTGCGACATTGCGTTTCACCTCTTTCTTGCTCTGCTCCTGGGTGCTGAACATCAGCGATACATAGGCGTCACGCGCGCTATCCACAGTGTTCCCCTCAGCAACCAGGCACCGGCCCAAAAAATTACCGGTAACGCTGTAGCTGCCGTCCTTGTTCCGCTGATGTCGAGTCATGCGGTGAGTCCTCCTATGATTAGCGCCAGCACGATTGTCACTACGGCCAGCACGATGATGATTATTGCGGCGCTCTCTGTTCTCGATAGAGGCTTCACCCGAGGCTGAACGCTGTGCCTTCTGCGAGGGCCGCGGTTCATGAGTACCGCTCCTTCAGCATCAGCTTCTCGCCATCCCAGTACACGCCGCGGTGCTCTGCTACTTGGCGAACAGCGGATCCCAGGACTGCATCAGACTCCTCACTAGTTGCCTTCAAGGCGAGGCGCAGAGCTATGTAAAGCAGTGAAAGCTGCTGATCTACCTCGGCAAGCTCGGACATCTCGCCATCCGGGCAGATGTATTCATACGGAGCGTCTGCAAATATCTCCAGAGTCAGCGGCTCAGCTGGGTGGTGTTTAACTTGGTGTGGCTGGTTCATGTTGTGTCCCCTTTCCTGTTGGAGCGGGAGTAAGAATACACGGCGTATTTAATAAGTCAATACGCAGCGTATTAAAATTTGCGGTATGAGTGAAATGACTACACGTGCTGTGTGGAATTGTGGCGGGATTACAAGACTGGGACTAAGGTTATCACTGCACTGGAATGCGCTATGTATTGACATGGAATACGCAGTGTATTTATACTCACCGCATGGACACTACTAAATTTAGAGAATTCAGGGAGCGACATGGCCTTACCCAAGGTCAGTTCGGGGTTGCACTTGGCATTGAACAAGCCAAGGCCCAGTCGCGCATTTCACACTACGAGTCAGGACGAAGGGATATCCCCACGGACATCGCGTATCGATTTATCGATTATGCCGATGGCCTGGGTGAGCGAATCTCGCTGGAGGATATCTACCCGCGACAGCTGGCTGCCGGCTGATGGGTGATGTAATCCATAGAGGTGTGAAAGTCACCATCTGGAGCGACCCGAAATTCTTCACTCTGTCCGATGATGGTCAGCTGGTCTGGTTCCACCTTTTCACCAATCCAATGACCAATGGACTGGGCATGTATCACACCTCCATTGAGGGTCTTGCAGCCAACAAACGATGGGACTTGAAACGTTACCGCAAAGGTTTCGGGGAGGGTTTAGCCAAAGGTCTTTTCGAGTACGACGAAACGTTCCAAGTTGTCTACTTTCCGAAGTTTCTCAAGCACAACAAGCCGGCCAATCCCAACGTGCTGAAAGGCTTGCTCAAGGCCTGGGACTACATACCAGACACATCGATGAAAGCTAGGCTACACGAGGACTTGAAAGGTTTAGGCGATGGTTTCGCAAAGGTTATGGCAAACGTTCCACTAAACGTTACGGTAAACGTTAGGGGTAACCCTCCCCCAAACAGTAACAGTAACAGTAACAGTAATAGGGACAGTGATAAAACCACTAGTTCGGAGCCCGGTGACGAGAAAGAAAAACCGGCCACAGTCATGGTCCTACCGACCAACAAGTACAACACCAGCGGAGAGACCTTCAGTGTCACTCTGGACATGATCCCCGACTGGAAAGCCGCCTATCCAGCGGTAGACATCGGGCAGGAACTGCTCAAAGCCAGGTCGTGGCTACAGGACAACCCCACCAAACGGAAAACTATCAAGGGCATGCGCAAGTTCCTGGGAAGCTGGATGTCCAGGCAGCAGGACAGAGGTGGATCTGGCGGATCTCTATCCACGCGCCCTGTGCAACAACCAGGGAATAAAACACGAGATAGGTCCATCGAAGAAGATCTCACCGACACCTCCTGGGCTGGCACCGGATGACAACCACCGACCTGCCACTGAAACCTACCCAATGCAACTGCGGCGCACCAGTGACCCTGCTGCTGGTAAAGGTCCAGCACTTGAGCTCAGGCAAATTCAAGATTGGCCCGTTCTGCGAGTTTTCTACCACCGGACCCAAGGGTGGCCGTGCGCTCAACCCTGACTACCGATTCTTCAAGTGGATCGGTGAGTGCGCCGAGTGTTTCTACAAGAACCCTCAAGAGGAGATATTCAAATGAAGCAATGCGACATCGACCGCGCTGAGATTGATCAGCTCACTGAGAAGTTTCTGGCCAGCGGGGGTGAGATCAAAGCGATACCCTCAAACCTGAGCAAGGCCGCCGAGGAGCGCTTCAAGTGCAACGAGAAGGGGATTCCCCAGGTGATCAATCCTGGTCCCAACACCTTCGGGAACCTGTGATGATTACCACAGAGCAGCGCGAGGAGATCCGCCGGTTGCACCCATGGACCATCGTGCCCTGGAGCAAGAACCCCAGGCCTATGTGCTCGCTGACTGCTGAGTGGACCCTGGGCGCCTACCATCCAAAGCGCAAGAAGCCACCCGAGGACCCGATCTTCAAGGGTCTCAAGCTTGGGAGCAGAAAATGATCCTGGAGCTGCCGTTCCCGCCCACCACAAATACCTACTGGCGCCACATCGTCATAGGCAAGAGCCCCCGGACCCTGATCTCGGAAAAGGGCAGGAAATATCGTCAGACGGTGATCGATGAGTGCCTGGTAGCTGATACACCCCACAAGCTCACCGGACCACTGGCCTGCACCCTGGACCTGTATCCGCCATGTAACCGGCGAAGAGACTGCGACAACCACGCAAAGGCCCTCCTGGACGCGCTCGGCACGAAGCGAGACAAGCGAGGCTTGTTAATCACGGCCGGCATTTACGATGACGACTCCCAGATTCTGGACCTGCGAATCCGAATGCACCCGAAGGAGCCACCTGGGAAGGTGGTGGTGACCCTCAAGCCAATATCAGACCAGCAATATGAACACGCGCAGATGGATTTAATGGGTTGAAGGGCATGGACGTCGAACAGATCCTCATCAATCGCACCGAGCTGGCCACCATGCTTGGCTACGAGCGGAAGAAAACCTACCGCATGGGTTATCTGGACGACGCCTTCCCACGCCCCGTACGGGACGCCTGCGGGACGCTGATGTGGGTCAAGGCCGAGGTATTGGATTACATAGAACTGCTCAAGAAGCGACGTACCAGTGAGCCGGCGTAGCCAGAAACGGGGTGACCCGTTCTACACCAGCAAGCCCTGGCGGGAAATCCGCGCCCAGCGGCTGAAAATTGACAACTACCGATGCCAAATGTGCGGTTGCCTCTGCCTCGGCAAGAAACGTGGCATGCCATCACCGCACGTCGACCACATCAAGACCAGGCGAGAGCACCCGGAGCTGTCCCTGGACATCAATAATCTGCGCACCCTGTGTGAGTCTCACCACAACCAGCGCACCAGACTCGACCAGCTGTCCAAGCCTCAGATAGGCGTGGATGGCTACCCCATCGAGGAACCGGGATCACTGCCACCGCGGCACACTGACCCATTCAAACTACCCAACGAGGACTAGCCCATGGCTACCAAGAAATCTATCGAAGTCGCGTTCACTATGATCGCAAACCATAACCCAGCACTGCGAGTTGCTGTGCTGCCTGTCGATGAACCGGAGAAATACTCCATGCTCCCCATCATCGGCTGGGCATCAACGGACTCGCTGCGCCCCACACCCATCACGCCTATCGGCCCCATCGAGCTGACACCAGATCCCCATGGCGGCATGATTTACCTGCTGCACGACGACAACCAGCGCAACAAGGTGTTGGTCGGCGGCGAGTGGGTGCGCATGAAGGAAATACGCAATGCTGAAGTGGTGGTGGAGAAGGAACCAGAACCCAAGCAGACAGAAGAACCAGCCGGTGATGACGATGCTCCAAAGACCGGAGCCGCGGCCCAAGCCTAGAGCTACTGCAGGTTTTTTCCGGTACCTGGTCTGGGTTTTTTCCACTACCCCGGCCGGGTTTTTTCTATGGGGTGTTGCCGGTTTTTTCCAGTGGGCACTGCAGGTTTTTTCTACACCCCCGTGCCGGTTTTTTCCAGTAGGGGCTGCCGGTTTTTTCCAGTGGGGTGTTCCGGTTTTTTCCAGTACCCTACCCTGGAACGCACCCCATAGGCGGCCGCTATCGTGCTGGCCATAACCATAGATTTAATTTATAGATTGCCATAGGCTACTACCTCGCATTATCCAATAGTTTCAATTAATCACTTTCTTTTAGGCGTACCAATTCCCAGAACGCGGGATGCATTTTGCGCGCGCCTGTTTCCCATTGTTGCCAGGTCCGTCTGCTAGTGTGCAAAAGGTCGGCGCAAGTATCCTGCCCGGCCGTTATTCCCGCGCCCGTTTTCTTTTGTATGCGCTTGCGTAGTGCAACAATTGAGCGCGGGCTAGGAGATTTTGTCTTGGTCAATCGCTATCCCCCTGTTTTTTGGCGGCATCATTTAGCGCATCGATTACCCACGCGGCAAGCTTTTGCCCGCGCGCGGCATTCACCCACGTTGTTTTGTCCTCGCGCGTGCAATCGATGTGCAAGAAAGAGCCCGGCTTTTTGCCAGGCTTTGTATCGTTTTGTTTGTCTACCATAAATAACCCTATGCGCTGGCGATAATGCCCGCGCTAAAATTGTTTGCCTTGGATCCGTGCACGTTAATATATACAGACTTCCCCTTTCCACGTCCGGCGCCATCACACAAAAGGCAATCCGCGCACAGCATACCGCGAGAATCCGACAGGCACTCTATTTCGCCAGGTAGGGCGGTAGATTCTGCCGTTTTGACGCGGAAATATCTAGAATCGGATAATTCCGCCTCTTCTGGACTATCCACGGAAGCCATAACAACGTTAAGCAGTGCCCTATCAAAATCTGGCCTATTCCATTGGTGCGTATACCCAGAATGCCCGGCGCAATTGTCCGCTATTGTTTGCCACAGGCTAGCAGGCGCGGCCGCGGGATCCCCATAGGCGCCAAACCGGACGCGCCTGTTTTTAATGTCGCTATAAAACTGTTTAACGTCGTTTGAATAGCTGCCCCTATGATAGGCGCGATAAACTGATAAAGGCGCCTGAAACGTCGTTACATAGCACGTATTGCCATTTTTTGGCCTATGCATACAATCCCCGCACACTGAAAAATCAGCGCCTGTTTTTTGCGCGGTGTGTGGCTCAATGTCCGTGCGTATAATCCACGTTTGAATCATATTACGTTTACCTGGTAGACCGGTTTTTTCATTGTTGCTTGCCATTGTGGCAATAACTGCTATTGGTTTTCCGTCAATCAATGACGGGCCCGTATATAGCACATAGCCTATATTCATTTAATACCTCACATTCCCGGGCATCTCCGGGCAGATCTATTTCCGCTGTAGCGCGCGGCCGCTAGTGCCAGACGACACAACATAGCCCGCTATAAAAACGGGCTATAGTGTGGGACTGCTAATTATCCGTATTCGTTAAACTCGCCAGCGCACGCGGACGCGTGCATTAGAGCTTGGCCTATATATTCGCACGCGTCCGAATAATTGATTGTGTCGCGGATATCTTCCCCATATTTCACGCGGTAAAAATCCCCATGCTTGCCAGGCATCCATTGCAAAGTGACATCATACTGCCCGTCTGTTTTGTATGTTTGCATTGCAATTGCTCCTATTAGCTCGCGCGCTTGATATCAAAGGGAAAGGGGAATTCGCATACTATCGCCGGGACCTCTCGCACGGGATCACGCCACCCAAAACACCAACGGCCGGTATGCTTGTAATAAATCCAATTATCAATACTTTGCCCGTGGTCGATTAGCCACAATTGCCCGTCTCGCTCAATTGCGCTGTTTTGCACTGTTTTGTGATGGCCGTCGATTATAGATTGACGCAACTTTACCGCGCGTTTATCCCGCGCCTCTTTTGCGGCCGCTTCTATCAATGGCAGAATGTGCGCCTTTTCCGCCTCGGACAATTCCGTCCGATCGCCATTAAAAGTAGATTCCGCGGGCAATAGGCGCAATAGCTTGTAATTGTCCGACTCTAAATATTCACTACCGCAACATTTGTCACAAAATACATTACCCTTTTGCGCGGGTTCCTGGTGGCCACAATACCCACAAGTCAATGTGTTGCGCCGTATCTCGCGCATGTCGTCGGTGATCTCGAGATAGTGCCCGCGCTTTATGTTTTTGTTTGGCAGGCATGCATCTAGTGCGAAATCAAATACCCTATGCCCTTTTTCAGAATGGCCAGGTATAGGCGCGGTATTCCATTGATTGCCGAATATGTGCCCGGTATCAATTTCTATCTCTATTCCGCCTTTGGCCCATGCCAGGTAGTGTGATCCCTGCCCATGTGATTCAAAGCAATCTATATTACTTGTCCGCATGCGGAGACAAAGTTTTTCATAGTCCAGCAATTGCGCTGGCTTTGATATGTCGAAATAATAGCTAGTCAATGTAGTTTTCATGGTGTTGGTCTCCTGTCTAGGGGTGCGCCTAGTCGCGGTTAGTGTCCGAGGTAAAAATATACTTGCCCTTTGTCGCCAGGGAATAGCCCGCCAGATACTTGGCCGGCTTGGCACTGGTTTTCATATTCCTCCCAGTCCCAAGCGCTTGCACTATCGCCAAAGTTTGGCAAGAGCTCGCGCATAGTCCCTGCAATGTCTTGCAATAGAAGCGCGTTTAATTCACTGGTAGGCCATTCTTCCAAATCATGCCAGGCGCCGAATTCTGAAAAGTAGGCTATAGCAGCTGTGCGCTTTTCGTCGGTATCAAGCAATAGATATTGCTCTGTTTTATCTTTGGCCGCTTGCCAGGTATCCGGGCCCGCATTGCTTCCTATTTCCGCAATACTGGCGGACAAATCAGAGGGGCACATGCTATTAAAGAATGTAGTTATATCAATCTCCATTAGATCTATTCCCCTTTGTTAGTAGCGTTATTGTGAAACAGGTTAAAGGCCTTCATTGCGTCCGCCTTTGACCAAAAGGGGTTCCCCTTGTTAGCCGATACTAGGCCTTGCGAAAGGGTGGCTTTGATTGTGGCGCGTTTTGAATCTGACATGGTGTCTTACTCCTTCTATCTAGGGTAGCGCCTAGTCGCGTTCGTATTGCTTGATACAAAGAATATGTGCAATGCGCGCACACGTCAAGCAATAACAGAGAAATAACACTATATAAGTAGGCTAATAGTTCGCGCCTATATATAGAAGTAATAACACCATGCCGCCAGGCGCCAGGATAACGCGAACAATTGCCAGGGCATTGCCAGGCGGCCAGGCGACGGGCACGCCAGGCATCCGGGTGGTGCGCATTGCGCGCAATAACCAAATCGAATGACTGTATTTGTTAATGGGCTATTGCTAGCATAGTGGGGGGGGAAGTGTCGCTTTTGACGACAGGGGACTCTTAAC